AGCGTACCTGGTGAATTTCTACCAACGGCGCGGCGGGCAGATCGAGAAAGCCTCCCCCACCTTCAAACCACAGACGATCAATTCCATTTTGCGGCTCACCGACCGGCTGAACAATCCCTGGACCGCCAATCAATGGCGCCGGCGCGAAGGGTATATGGTCGAATTGCATAACGCGCGGGCGCTGTTCTTCTCGGCCGAGCCGAACGCGAACGTGGTGGGAGCGACGGCGTCGCTATTATTGGAAGGCGACGAGGCGCAGGATATTGATCCGTTCAAGTGGAGCAAGGATTTCAAGCCGATGGGGGCTTCGACCAACGTGACCACGGTATTGTGGGGCACCGCCTGGACGAGTAACACGCTCCTGGCGCAAACCATCACTCAGCTACAGGCCCGGACGGCCAAGGACGGGATCAAGCGGGTGTTCCTGGCGGATGCAGACAAAGTGGCGCGGGAAGTGCCCAACTACGGGCGGTACGTCGCCTCCGAAGTGGCGCGCCTTGGGCGCGACCATCCCCTGATTCGCACGCAGTATTTCCTCGAAACGATTGACGCGGAAGGCAAATTGCTCAATGCTGATCTGCTGGCCTTGCTGCGCGGCGATCACGCTCGTCGGACGGAGCTGGAACCGGGCAAGCGATATGCTTTTCTCCTCGATGTGGCCGGCGAAGACGAGCAGGAAGGGACGGCCATCGAGCGGGCTTTGCTCGAAAACCCCAAGCGTGATGCAACCGCCCTGACTATCGTCGAATACGAGCTGCGCGCCGGCGCGCTCCCCATTTATCGCACAGCGACGCGCTATCTGTGGATCGGGACGCCGCACGCGGCGCTGTACGACCGGCTGCTGGCGCTCTACCAGCAGTGGCGCCCCAGCCATTTCATTGTGGACGCGACCGGCGTGGGCGCGGGCCTGGCGTCGTTTTTGCGGCGCAGCATTGACCGCTCCGAGACGATCACATACCAGGCCGGACAAATCGTGATTCCGGTCGAGTTCAGCGCCGCCGTGAAAAGCGACCTCGGTTGGGGCCTGCTCGGCATCATCGGCACCGGGCGGCTGCGGGATTACGTTAACGATCAGGCCGCCGACACACGGCAGTTCTGGTATGAAGCGGAGATGGCCGACAAAGAGATTCGTCCCGGTCCGGGGAAGTTACTCAAATGGGGCGTGTGGGAAAGCCCAGCCTACGATGGCCTGGTGGCGCGTGGCCACGATGATCTATTGGTGGCATTGTCGCTGCTGACCGTCTTGGAGAAGCATCTGCCGACCTGGAGCAATACCGAGAGCTTCAGCGTAACGACGCCCGCCCCAATGGAGGCGATTGACCATGCCGCTTGGTGAGACCCTGGCGAAAGTTTTCTTCCCGAAGTTGGTGAAACAGCTCGGCGAGGCCAATGCTCGCCTTGCCTCCATTTCCGCGCGGGTGGACGACGACCCCGGATGGGGAAATCTGAACGCAGCTCCCGGCGACCGGCCCTACTCCGAGTTTTACGCCGACCTCGAAGACGCGCTGGAGGCCTGGCGCAAGAATTTCCTGGTGCGGCGGATTGTGAACCTGACGCGCTCGTATGTGGTCGGGAAAGGCATCGCGTTCGGCAGTCGAAATGAAGAGATTGCCGCCTTCGTCAACGACTTCTGGACGCACCCGAAGAACCAGATGGAGCGGCGCTTAGGCCCGATCTGCGACCAACTGACACGCGACGGGGAGCTGTTCCCGATTTTGTTCACCAACCACCTCGACGGGATGAGCTATGTGCGCTTTCGCACCGCGCGGCAGATCCGCGAGATCGAGACGCTGGCCAATGATTGGGAGGATGAGCGGGTGTACATCGAGACGACGTCAATCGGGGCGGCGAAACGCTGGTATAGCGTGACCAACCCCGCTTCCCACCGGCTCCTGACCAATCGCCACCTCAACCCGGTGATGCTGCATTGGGCCATCAATCGCCCCCTCGACGCGACGCGCGGCGAGTCCGATCTGACTCCCGTTTTGCCGTGGGCCAGGCGTTACCAGGAATGGCTCACCGACCGGGTGAGACTGAACCGGCAGCGCACGCGACAAGCAATGATGGATGTGGAGATCAACGACGATACGCAGGTGGAGACCAAGCGGCAGCAATTGCGCCACTCCAATCCGGTCGAGGCGGGAATTTACGTTCACGGGCCGGGTGAGAAAGTGACGTATCCCTCGCTGAAGATTGAGGCCGGCCAGGCCGAGGACGACGGCAAGGCGCTGCGCCTGGCGGTGGCTACCGGCGCGAACATCGGGATGCACTATTTGGGCGAGGGTCAGGGGACGAATTACGCGACGGCCAGGGAGATGGGCGAGCCCACCGCGCGCTTCTACACCGACCGGCAGCAGGAGTTGATCTGGATGTTGAGCGATCTGGTGACGCTGGCCTATCGGCGGTATTGCCTGGTGAGGGAGTTGCCGGCAACGGCTAATTTGTTGCTGCAGGCGAGTGTGGCGGAGGTGGCGCGCGAGGACAATGCAAACCTGGCGGTGGCGGCGCGGGACATCGCGACGGCGCTGGCGACGATCGCGGCGCAAGGATGGGTGGACGACGAGACGGCGTTGACGCTGCTGTTGAAGTTCGCCGGGGAGGCGTATAGCCGGGAAGATGTGTTGAAGATTCTCGCTGCGGCGAAGGTGGAGAGGAAAGCGGCGGAAGCGAAAGAAGCGCAAGAAGCGGGAAGAGCGGAAGAAGCGGAAGATGAGGATGAGCGGGAATGAATTACCGGTGGGCGAATGCGAACCCGAACCCGGACACGATTTGCGCGGCGTGCCTTGAGCTGATCGGGACGGTGTGGGAGGCGGAGGCGGCGCCGCAGCCTCCGGTGCATCCGGGGTGTTTTTGTCTGGTGGTGCCGACATCTGAGCCGGTAAATCATCCGGGGGACGTGAGCGAGTTGTCCGAGGACGCGCAAAAGCATTGGTTGTATCACGTGGTTTTTCTGCTGCGGCAAGGGCTGCCGCTGCCGGTGTTTCTTTTGCCGTTGCGGGAGGCCGCAGAAAAGTACATTCAGGATCATCCGCAGGAGGGGCTTATGCCTGAAACGAACGAGGAACGAGTGAGTTTGACCGGCAGCGTAGTGCCTTTACCGGGGAAACGCTACGAGGTGACGTTTATTGAGGCCGGCCAGAACAAGAACGGGTGGGTGATGCCCGTGGAGGTGTTGGGGCGGCGCCTGGCGCTGTTCGAGGGCGTGCCGTGTCTTTTGAATCACGCCGATATGTGGATCGGCCCGGATGTGGAGAAGTGGGCGGCTACGCATCAAGACGCGGTGTTGTCCGATGACGCGGTGAAAACCACGCTGAGGATCGCCAACACGCCGGCGGGGCGGGTGCTGGAAAGCATTTTCGATGCCTGGCTGGCGGACCGCGAAGCGGGGCTGGCCGTCGCGCCGGTGGGGATCAGCGCGGACTTGTCGGTGCAGTGGGCCGACAGGAATAATCCGGACGATCCGCGTGTCTGCGCCGACATTCTGAAGGTTTGGTCGGGGGATACCGTTCTGTTCCCGGCTGCCGGGGGCAAGGTGGAACGGGTGCTCAATTCATTGGTAGGAGGAACCATGACGAAGTTGGAAGGAATTCAAGCGCCGGCAGCCGAGGCTGCCGCGCCGGTGATGACTCAAACGGAAAGCGCTCCTGCGAAGAGTGTTCCGTCTGAGAACGACGCCGTTTTGGCGCAGCTTTCCGCGCAGATCGGCGCGCTGACGGCCGAGGTGCAGCAATTGCGCCAGGCGCAGACCGATGCCGTCGCCAGCGCGGTGATTGACAATCCACCGGCTGCCGGCATCCACGGGATGCGCAGCTCGCTGGATCAGGTCGAGGTCGCTTTGACCGCGTTGCTTTCGGGAACGCGCCCGCCTGCCGATGTGCACCCGCTGACCGGCATCCGCGAAGCCTACGTCTTGCTTTCGGGCGATTACGAGATGACGGGGATGTTCCATGCGGACCGGGTAACGCTCGCCGCCGTTTCGGCGGCCACGATGCCCAATCTGGTGGCGAACGTGCTCAACAAGGTGGTGGTCAACCGCTTCAACACGTATCCGCGTTGGTGGGAATCTGCGGTCACCGAACAGGACTTCGGGAGCTTGCAGCAAATCCGTTGGATCACGTTGGGCGGAGTTGGGGAGCTCCCCACCGTGCCGGCCGGGCAGGCTTACGCGGAGCTGACCTGGGGCGACCTGGCGCAGCGGGCAGACTTCGTGAAGAAGGGCGGCTACCTGGGGATCACGCTGGAAGCGATTGACAAGGACGATACCCAGCAGGTCGTCGCGGCCCCCGGCGCTCTGGCGCAGGCGGCCTGGCTGACGCTGGGCAAGGCCATCGCCGGGATCGCGACCGCCAACAGCGGCGTGGGGCCGAACATCTACTACGATGCCTCGAATCAACGCGCGCTCTTCCACGCCTCCAACGGCAACCTGGGGACCAGCGCTTTGAGCCTGGCGAGCTGGCGCGCCACCAAGATCGCGATGATGAAGTTGGGCGAGACGAATTCTGGGGAGCGCCTGGGGGCGGTGTTGCGGCCACGGCTGTTGTGGGTGCCGATTGATCTGGAAGACCTGGGGTTGGAGACGTTGGCCTCGGAGGGCAAGCCGGGGACGGATTTCAACGACGTGAACGTGGACGCGGAGGGCGAGACGCGCGAGACGCGGCTGCGCAATGCGCGCAACCGGCTGGTGGTGTGCCCGTTCTGGACCAACACGGCCAACTGGATGGCGCAGGCCGATCCGGCGCTGTATCCGAGCATCGGGATCGGGTATCGTTACGGGCGCACTCCGGAGATCTTCTCCGTCGCATCGCCTACGGCCGGGCTGATGTTCACGAATGACGTGCTGCCGGTGAAGGTGCGGTTCTTCTTTGCGACCGGGCCGATGGATTACCGGGGGCTCTTTAAGCACAACGTGTAAGAAAGATTTTCACCACAGAGCGCACAGAGGACACAGAGAGTTTTTTAGTTAGGAAAGAGAGAGATAGGAGGTAAGTTGTGGATCAGATTGCGATGACGTTTACGATTCCGGGGACGCTGGCGGCGAACCATACGTTCACGTTCAAGGCGCAGCGACCGTTGCAGATTTTGGGGGTGAGCGCGGTGAACACGAGCGCGAACGCCGGCACGATTGCGGTGGGGACTGCGGCAGATGCTGATGGGTTCCTGGTCGCCAAGTCGTTCGGGGTGAGCGGCGCGCCGGCGGAGTACGAGAAGAAGCAGTTCGACGGCGCTTTGCTGAGCAACCCGGGTAACGAGTATCCCGCTGTCGAGGATGGGGACGTGGTCAGTGTCACGATCACGGATCACGCCAGCCACATGGCGAATGTGTGCGTGGTCTTGTTCTGCGCGGCCTAAGATGGAGACGTTGCCGCGCAATTTCGACCTGGCCCTGGCCGAGTTGGGCCTGAGCGGGCCGGTGTACCGCGTGGAGGAAGAGGGAGATGGAGGGTTGACGCTGCATCTCCCGGGCGGGGCGGTGGAGGGGAGGCCGGGGAAGGAAGAAGGCAGAGGGAAGAAGGCAGAAGTCGGAAAGAAGAAGAAAGCCCCTCAGCCTGAAGGGAAACAGGAGGATGACTTTACGGCGATTCCGTATGTGGGGCCGGAGATCGCGCGGGCGTTGCACGCGGCGGGGTTTGCGACGTGCGAAGACCTGGTGAAGGCGACGGATGAAGCTCTGCTGAACGTGGCGAGCGTCAGCGAGTTCACCCTGGGGAAGATTCGGAAGTACCTGCGGGAGCATTACATTGCGGAGGGTTGAAAGTCGCAAGTTGGCAAGTTGAAAGTTGCAGAGGGGAGAAGAGGAAGGTGCGACGCACTTGGGCTTACGATCGGCGACGGCGTCTGTGTTCTGGTAAGGATGTTGGCAGGCGTGAGAAATGCGTTGCACCTGGTTGTTGAAAGTTAAGTTTTGAGTACGCGCGTACTCAAGAAAGGGGAGTGAAACCATGTATTTGAGTTTGAAGCCGGAAGACATTGCGCGGTTAAAAACCGCTTTAATCGGGTTGATTTTGGTGTGTCTTTCCATCGCGGGGAGTGTGGCGGTGGATTTCGTTTCGGGGATCGGGGAGCAGGGGATTAGCCCGCTGCCTACCCCGGAATTTTACAACGCAGAGGCGCTGAGGCGCGGAGACGCAGAGGGGGAGCCGGGAATGATCGAAAGGGTTGAAATCGAGGCGGTATGCACGGGGGCCGATGGGAGTGCGGGGGCGACGGCGTTTAGCGCGCCGGTGGCCGGCGAGGTGTTGGCGGTGATGGTGACGTATGCCGGCGACGATCCGGCCACGACCGATGTGACGCTGGCGGACGAAAGTGATCCGGCTGGCGAGGCGATTGTGAACCGGGCGAGCGTGGCGGCCGATGCCAAGCTGTATCCCCGGCGCGCGCTCAATGACAATGTGGGCGGCGCTTTGACGGGTTACGGGGATTACGTGGTCCACGGACGGCTGAAGCTGGTGGCGGCCCAGG